TATTTAGAAAAATATACACCAACGGAATTATTAAAATTAATTAATGATTCAAATATTGAACATGAAAGTTTAAAAAAAGAAATTGTTACTTTAACGTATAATCTCGAAGAAATTGAAGAACATATTAATGAAAAATTAATGGTTCTCGATGCTATTGAAAAGCGTTATGTAATTTTAATAGAAGAACTTAATACTAGAGAAAATGCCATTCGATAAACCAGTAATACAGACGAGTAATCCATATAAACAAACTAGTGGTCATGTAGATGTTACTAGAACGATTTATTATGGAGAAGTTGTTGTTATTGATGACCCTACTGATGGTGGTAGAATTAAGGTAAAAATTCCTGGTTTGGATAATCAAACAGGTAATGCTGAATTGCCTTGGTGTTATCCAGTTGTTGCTAAATTCTTCCATGCATATCCTAAAGTTGGTGAAATGGTAAGAGTTTTTATTGAAGATATTAAATATCCACAAAGAAGTCGTTTTTGGGCAGGACCAATTATTAGTCAACCACAGAAAATTGAATATGATTCAATTTATACTGCACTTTCAACTACTAATATGGCTTTAACTAATCCAGAACCTGCACCAAGTACTTATCCTGATGCAGTTGGCGTATTTCCGCTAAGAGAAGATATTGCTATTGTTGGTCGTGTTAATGCTGATATAATCTTAAAAGTAAATGAGGTTCATTTAAGAGCTGGTCAGCACGAAAATGATAATATTTTAAAATTAAATACTGTAAATCCTGCTACAATTAGTATGATTTATGAATCAAAAAAATCCGAAACTTCGTTCTATAGTAACACTCTTGTAATGAGTGATAAAATTGGTTTAATTTCACATACCGGAAACCCACAATTTAAAGCAGCAAGACTAACTCCTGCTGATCGAGTTAAAATATTTGAAGATGGTCACCCAATTCCTAGAGGTGATGTACTTGTTGAGGCACTTAAAATTATTCGTACAGCACTTGTTGAACATATTCATGGATATTCAAATTTACCTGCCGACAAAGCTGGTATAATTAATGCTCTTGAGGGTATCGATTTTGATAATATTTTACAAAAGAACATTGTAATAAATTAAATTTTATTATTTTTGTGCTATGATCGATTTAATAGTCCCAAACGAACTCTATACTAAGTTTAACGAAGTAACATTTTTCGATGAACCACATAAATATTATGTGGATGGTAATCAACTTATATCAGTAACTACAATTATTCACAAATATCATGAGGATTTTGACTCTGATTATTGGTCTGAGTATAAGAGTAACGAATTTGGCATACCTCGTTTTGAGGTTTTAAGAGCATGGGACTTCATTAATAAGAAAGGGACTATAAAAGGTTCAGCTATTCATGATTATGCTGAAAATCTCTTTCAAAATAAGGTTTTTAAGTATCCTAAACAATTAATACTTGACGAGTTTGGATTTGATCCAGTATTAAAGGAATATGAGATAACTAAAAAGCATGTTGATAAGTTTTATAATGATGTCCGAGGTAAATTAATTCCATTAAAAACCGAATTTGTACTTTATGATAAAGAAACCCACATTGGTGGGATGTTAGATATTCTTTTCTATAATGTCAGAACAAAAGAAATTCAAATTTGGGACTGGAAAACCAACAAAAAATTCTCGAAGGAAAATAAGGGTCATTTTATGAAGGGTAGATTGGGGTTACTTGAAGAATGTGACTTAGAAATCTATTCTTTACAACTTGAAATGTATAAGCAAATCATCCAAAGGAATACTGATATTAAATTAGGTAAGTCATATGTGGTTTGGTTCTCACATAACAATAGTTCTTATGAAGTTATTGAGACTAAAAATCGTAAATATTATGTTGACATTATTTTTGAGGAAAGACTTCTGGAATTAGCTGCATAATGTTGGTAATTTCAAACAAAAAGTCGTTATTTGTATATAATATGAGACAATACCAACAAAAAAGCCACTCTAAGGTGGCTTTTAAATTTTCTACGCAATAATCTCTTAAAGATTTAATATACATCGCCACGGCTGCAAAGTTAATTGCACCGTTGTTAAACCATCTTCTTCGTAACTATTATCACCAAAGTCGATTGCTGTAATCATACATTGTTCTAAAAACCATTTTTCAACTTCAATACCTGTTGGGTCTAAAGATTTTAATAAAATGTTCTTTTTGTAACCTGCTGCGTAACCCATACGACCTGTTAGAGATTCAGCATGTAAACGAACCCATTCCATTAATTGCTGTGATGTACTTGGACCAATTGGATCAAGGAATGTAACTTGCATTTCATCCCATGTATATCTACCAGCAACATAGTTTTGTTCATTCATAAACTGAATAGGAACTGAATTAATTTTCATTGATGGTCTTTTAAATTTTTGTACTTTCCAAACCTCAATACCTAATTCATCTGCAAATTCTGCGAAGAATCTGTTTACTCTCTTTGGTTCATATTCGAAAGGGATGCCCCTGATCATTTCTCCTGCCATAATAGTATTTATTAAAAATAAGTGTTATATTTGTAATCTAATTTTTATATAAATACTATTGAAATGGAAAATATTAATAAAACTGAACTAATTGATTATTTTTTAACCGATAATAAGTCTGGGTATAAAACTAAGGAAAGTCATGTTAATAAAAAATTTGTCGGATTAATTGAAATAATTAACGAATATCAGAATAATTATTTTAATTCCGATTTTCCATTCACTCAGAAATTATATAATTACTTATATGATATTGTCGAAACACCTAAATGCGATAATTGTGGTAATAATATTGGTTGGAGAGGAATTTTTAGTGAGGGATATTTAAAAAATTGTTCTAAAGAATGTAAAAATAAAAGTAAATTAAGAATTTTTAGAACAAAACAAACTAATTTAGAAAAATATGGTGTTAATGCAGTTCTCAATGTTAAAGAGTTTAAAGATAAAAGAAATAAAACTATTTTGAATAGGTTTGGAGTTGAAAATATTTTTGAACTTGATGAAATAAAAGAAAAAACTAAAAAAACAAGTCAAGAAAAATTTGGAACAGATTTTCCAATACAATCTGATATTATAAAAAATAAAAGAGTTGAAAATAATTTATTAAATTATGGTGTTAGTAACCCAAGTAAACTTTTATATGTTAAGAAAAAATTAAAAGAAACCGTTTTAAAAAAATATGATGTTAATAATGTTATGCAGTTTGAAGAATTTAAAAATAAACAATTAATTTCATCGACCAGAAAAAATTTTCTTAAATATAATAAATTGTTGGGTGATAATGTTTTATTTGAAAATGATGGTAAAAACATTATTGTTAGTAATCAATGTGCATTACACTCAAAATATGTTATAAACAGAACATTATTTTATTATAGATGTTTAATTTATAAACATGAAAATCCATGCATTTATTGTAATCCAGTTTCAGAAAATTCATCAATAAAAGAAAATGAAATTCGAGACTTTATTAATAATGAATTAAAATTAGATGCCGAAATTAATGACAGAACCATTTTAAATGGTCAGGAATTAGATATTTATATTCCAGACCATAAACTAGCAATTGAATTCGATGGTTTGTACTGGCACAGTGATATTCATAAAGACAAAGACTATCATTTAAATAAAACCGAATTGTGTCAAGAACAAGACATTCAATTACTACATATATTTGAAGATGAATGGTTTTATAAAAAAGAAGTGGTTAAATCAATAATTAGGTCTAAAATAGGTGTTGTTAATAATAAAATATACGCAAGAAAATGTTTAATAGAAGAAATTGATTTATCAATTTGTAATAATTTCTTGGAAGATAATCACATACAGGGTAGTATTAATTCTAAAATAAGAATTGGGTTATTTTATAATAATGAATTACAAAGTGTTATGACATTCGGGAAAAAAAGACTAGCATTAGGTAGTAAAACCAGTGTTGATGGTGAGTATGAAATGTTGAGATTTTGTAATAGGCTTAATACTCAAGTCATTGGCGGTGCCTCAAAATTACTTAGTTATTTTATTAAAACATATAATCCTAAATTAATTTTAACCTTTGCAGATCGAAGATATTCTAATGGTAATTTATATCAACAATTAGGTTTTAGGTTTATCAACAACACCAAACCCAATTATTGGTATTTCAATAAAAACGAATTAATAAGATATTATCGTTTTAAATTCAGAAAAAATGTTTTAGTTAAAGCTGGATTTGATAATAATAAAACAGAGTTTGAAATAATGACCGAAAGAGGATATTTACGTATTTATGATTGTGGAAATATGAAATTTGAATTATAAAAAAAGCCAGATAATATGTTATCTGGCTTTTTTATTAGTAATAAAACTGTGGTAATACACCTGTTCTCTGATATGTTCGTAATTCTGTCGGATTTAATTCTTCAACTGTTTTTGTTCCAACACGAACATCAGGTTGTATTATCGGTGCAATATCAACATTTCTATGATTTTCAACAACTCTAAATGCATAATTATTTTTTCCTTGTTCAGGTGAATAAACTGATGCTTTTACTGAATCATGTATTATAGCTGGAGCACTTATTTCATCAGAAAAAACAATATTTTGCACTTCATCAGGAT